CGATGCACTCAACGCCGGGGGAACTTTGCAGCAACAACAGGCGGCTGATTTCGGTGTACGCGCCGACTGTCTTAGGCGTTAAGGCGATCTGCACGAACGTTTGCTGACCTTCCGTGATGGCGGTCGCTTCCGTCGCTAGCCAGAACGCAGTACCTGCGGCACTCTGACGCGGAATAGTCACGTTACCGGTTAAGCCGGACAGACGTCTGACACCCATGCGGAACGCAACCGAACGGTTGCGCAGCATTTCAACGAACCCAACGTTATCGGTGGCGACCAAGAATCCACCTGCGCCGGCCGTGGCGACAGTAAGGTCACGTTGACTCATTCCGAGAGAAGCTCTTAGCCGGTTTTGATCAAACAGACTCAAATCCGCCGAACGCTGCATAACCTCGAACGGAACGAAGAACTTCCTCGGATCGGGTGCGCGGTTCAACTTCTCCGCGACCGCGCGGGAACATTCAAGCTCGAACCCCGCATTTTTCCAATCCTTATCCGCGCAGGCCGCAATAGCGCGCGTTAAACTAAAAGTATTGGTCTCCTTTTGCGTTAACCCAAGACGGCTCATCGGTTGCGGGTTGGTCTTGCCGCGCTCCTCGATAATTCTCAATATCTCGTCGCCTACCTGGTCAATTGAAAGGCCTTGGCCGACCCACATATCACGGTACTGGCCATCGAGTTTATTCATCTTGCATAAGTTCTCGATGGACTGGATACGTCTTTTTTCCATATCCACGCCCCGTGATTCACCGCCGGTAACATCGGGCGGCTTTTTCTCCTTATTTTCGGCATTTTCGGCTGCCGGCGCCGCGACTGTATCAGTCATGGTACTTCCTTTGGCGTTTGACGCCGGTTGTGAGGAATGGACAGCCCGCTCCTCGGATTCTTTTTCTTTCACGTCTAATGGCGCGGATTCAATTTCTAATGCAGGAATTAATTCGAGTGACCGGAAAAATCCGGCATTGATATCAGCAGGCTCCGCTACGAGCGCGGCATGCGTAGGCATCCAACGTGTTGTAATTAGCACGCCATCGCTGCGTACATGCCCCTTTAATCGCGCATACCCAGCGCTCACCGAGCGAATGATTCTATTAAGAACATCATTCTTGTATTCCACGGCTTCATTGCGCGATCCGAAACGCGCAACACCTCGCAACTGACCGCCTTTAACTGACAAGCCGTCGATCAAGCCAATATTGACCTGGCCAGAACGGTGCGTTGCAATGATCGGTAGTGGTGCCCGCTGCAGGTCAATCGAATCTTGCGTATGTACAAGAATTTCCGGGCCATCTGACACTTCTACAATTGCATCGCTCGATACAACAACTGGAATGGCGTCGTCGGCAGACCGCCCCTCTATATCGAATATAAATGTGCGGACCTGGGTATTAGATCGGTCCATGATTTACCTCTCTGGAAATAAAAAACCCGCCGAAGCGGGTTTGATGGGTTAGTATTTCTATTGCTTAAGTAGATCGTTTCGCGCGCTTTTTATTTTTAAGGATCACAGCATCGGGGTAAGTACGTGCTTCGCGTTGTCGCGCCGCCAACGTCGCCTCTAAATCAAATCCTTTATCATTAAGGTCGCCGACAAGTTCAACCGGAATGCCAGAAAGTAATGCCAATAGACGCTCATTCATTTCAATAATCTTATTATTCTGATCCACTATTTTTTCCGTGAGCCTTATCAAGTCTGGGTTTGGTCCAAACTGTTCAAATTTATTAATGTTTCCTAGTCCCATATTTTTTCCTTTGATTAAGTGGATCGTTTCGCGCGCTTTTTCGGTTTATCTGTATTCTTGTCTGGCTCAACATCTGTTTCGGGCGGGATCTCGATACGGTTTTCTATGTTGACTACTGTCTCCGGCGGCGTGAAATTAATCACGTTGTTAGGTGTCGGAACGTCTATTTTATTTTCCACACGTACATCCGGCGTATTGATCGTAATCTCCGCCGGTCTTATCGCGCGCGCGGCCATGACAAGAGAATTACCAAGAATCTTGGCGAATCTATCCGCGCTATCCTCATCGGTTTCCGTCTGATCCGGTTTTACCGGCGGCGGAACATCACCTTTACTATCGCGCTCAGGATCGGTATCGAATTGCAGACCCTTGGCTTTCATCATATCCAACTCGCGCCGGCGTTCGTTTAGAACGTCCTCAAGGTCGCGTCCGCTACCGGTAATGGATATAACCTCGCTCACGGTCATGAAGCCGTCGCGTACGGCTTGCTTGTATGATTCTTCTTCTTCCTTCGGATCAATCCAACTCCACCCGCGCGGCTTGAACCTTACCGCCTCGAATTTGCGCGGATTTAGCGCATATTCTTCAATACTTATTGATTTGATCTGTCTCGACAATACAGCTTGTCTTAACCATTCCCGATGCAGTGGTATCCGAAAAGATCTGATAAACCATAATTGCAACATGCGCCATAAATCACGATCATCCAACAAAGCTAAACGACTACTGGAATAATTGCTCTGTGAGTAATCACGCGACAGACTTTCGTAGCTTGTGCCGACGCCGGCGGCGACTTCGCGTAGCATCAACCGCATGAACGGGTCCATGTTCGCATTTGGCCGGTTAGGACTGATAAAATTCATCTTGTCACCAACCGCCAGCTTTTGAACTATCCCAGGCTCAATGACTATTTCCGGCTGTGCGGTTGGGTCAGTTGGATCTGTATCGCCCCATTCATTCGGCGATTCAATGGTCGCCATGTAAGACGCAGCGCCACGAGCGGCGATAATCTCCGCCTCGGAATAACCATCCATGTCGTTAAGCTTTCTAATAACGGCATGCATCCAGGGCTCGCCGCGGGTCTGCGGCCAGCGGTCTACAATACGCAAATGATTGATTAGATCAGCCGGCACACGTTCCAGGCGGTCGGTTTCTTCCATCGTCAAGCGAAGTTCGCCGGGGTGTAATTTACGAATCCAATAACCAAGAGGGCGGTGGAACTCGTCTGTCTCAACGCCCATACGGACACGCGCGCCTGATTCCATTGGGCTTGGTTGAAACTCATCAACTACGCGCTCCGCCTCTATTAACTCAAGCGCGAACGGAATCTCTGAATTTCCAAAAGGTCTGTAGTATTTTCTATTAAATACTTCGCCTGCCTCGAATACCTGCCCCATCGCAACACGTTCAAAATCAGACACGCAAAGAGTTCCACCGGTATGAAAGTTCTCGGCATAAGAATAATATTCCCAAGCCTCCTCTATTTCATCGTTCACACGATTATTCAATTGGTCGCGCGATGTCATCACTTGTGCTTGCATGCCAATGCCGCTGCCGATGACATTATTAACCACAATCACCTTGGCGCGTTTCGCATAAGCCGCATCCCTAATTAGGGCGCGCGAACGCGAACGCAACGGACGTAAGCTCGATATTAATTCTGTATCCGCGCTGCTATTTGTATTACCCCAGCCGGAAGTAAGACGGGAGTTTTTCGCGGACTGATACATGCGCTGCTGCGTCTTTGGCGTCCTGTGCTGTAGCTGCGAGATAATACCCATTAGCGCTTAATCCCGATCCAGAAAAATACACAGCCGACAATAATCCATGCGGCCGGTGGATAAATTTGATATGTGCCGTAACCGACAGATGCGATCCCACCGAACACAAAGTAATCGCGCAAGTCGGGCGTACCGGATTCCAGAATTTGATTTAGTATTGGCCCAAGCCGATCCCAGGCACCACTAAACAACGCAATTGCGCGCTGGTAAATGCTTAGAATTGCCTTAGACACGGATTAACCTGATTCCTATACGCCGCGGATCGCCTGAGCCTGCTGCCATCCGTTCTTTAATCTTTTCGCCGTCAACTTCGGCTTTCAAGTCTTGGCGCATCTTCAATAACTCCGGCAAGTCTCTACGTGTCACCGACCGACTGCCGCTATCGGTACTGATTTGGTAAGTCTTTACCGGGTTGGCGACTACACCCTTAATTGCGGCTTCAATTGAGTCCAAACATTGCTTGGCCCAACTACGCGGATCGGTAAGTGCTGCGTCACGATTAGGCTTAACTTCAAACGATCCGCTGTTAAGCGTGATCCGTTGCGAGTCTGAATTGCGGGTTATGTAGGCTTGCCAGCGCCAAGTCCCGGCGGTATAGGCTAACGTCGTCGCGCTTGGGACTTCTACAATAAAGTCAGAGCCGGAAGCGGTGGCGGTGATTTCGATCTCGTTCGCGCCGGCGGCATCTAGACGCGCGGAATATTTTAATGTGTAGCTGGCTGGCGGATAGTCGGTGCCGAGGTCTGTGCGCTTCCATTGCCAGCGGTCGCCAATGGTTAATTCGATCGGCTCCTTGCTAGGATAATTAGCAACGTCAAATAGGTTCGGCATAAGATGCTTCCGCGAAGATAATATCAACGTAAGGAATAGAGCACCCAGGGAAAACAGGCCCGAATGATGCGCTGCGACATTTCAAAAGTATGATATCTGGAACTCTTTGGTCGATATCCATGCCAACTATCTCAAGATCATCCGGCGCGTTAGACGTAAAAGGTCTGACCAATCCTTTTAAGATATGCTCCAAAGAAACTGCGCTTACTCGTACGATGGCAAGCCTTCGTTCGTCTCTATCTTTTGGTTTTTCTTTCGTTGGAAAATCGGCTAATAACATTATTTCCATCCAGTTATGAGTGATGTTATCCGAGACACCGCGCCCCGACGACGACCGCCCGCAAAAAAATATGATGGGTTCATTCTTGCTATTTCTTGACACCATTCGTCATACATTTTTTTTCGTTGCGCAAACGTTGCCGATTTCGGTATAGGTTTGAGTGCCGGTGTATTGATCGGACATGACATAGCGTTTATTTCCATCCTGTTATGAATCCGCCTCGACGCGGCGGGGGTTTGTGGATTGGTTTCTGTTCTGGTGTTTGTTCCGCATTCTCTGACGTTGCTGGCGACGGTGCTGGTATTGGTTTTAAAGTATGGATATGGAGAATATGGGCGCAGGCGACATTAATGGCCTCGCAGTCAAGATAATGATTCTCTCGTCGCAGCCTTACCCAGGTAATACCGCCGGAAGGTTTTACCGCCCTCGCTTCTGCGACAAGCTGCTGACAGTAATCGTCAGTTGTGTCTTGCGATAAATGCCACCCGCCAGGCTGATCCTGCGGCCAGTCAATGCGCGCGTGTACCCATGATTTAAAATAATCGCTGTTCAAATGCCAGAGTTGCAGGCCCTTTTTAATGACCTTACCCCTAACAGTGAGATCTATCTTGTTCGCTCGGTATGGCTTGTCCTGGGTTTCGTGACCCTTCGTTGGTATAACCAAGCCCATATGACGCCGACAGAATAAATAGATTTGATTCTCCGGCCTCTTGAAACGATCACCGGGGCGATACCCAGAGTCAATTCCCATCCGGCGTATCCGAAGATTTCCTATAGGCGCAAGGAGCAGGTTGTCTAGCTCAGTCCATACAGCGTCATATTCTGTTTCTCCGTAAATCTCTCCATGTCGGATTAACCACGACTCCCAGTTGGCACCCCATCCTCGAATCACATAAACTAAGCGATCCTTTTGTACGTCAACGCCGCAGGTTATTAGCCTGACACCAGTCGGAACTTCCCCGAATTGATACGGCTCTCGGAGATCCCTGACGGACTCCCAGGCCGGAGCCTCGCCACCAACCTTATACAATTCCCCGAATGCGGTATTAACCACTGCTTGAATACGTGTCGGCTCGCCGCTTTTTGACGCCTCAAGAAAAGAGCGCGCGCGTTGGCCGAATGTGCGCCACGGGCTGCAAAGCCCGGATACCCAGAAAGATGCAACGTCATTATCTGGAACGTCCCCCTCTATCGTTCCATTTGGATTAACTTTCTGTCCTGGCGCTACATAAACACCGCGCGCATTCATTTCGGTCTTATGCTCATCGCCGATTAAAACACCACAACGCGGACAGGCAAGCTTGGCTTCCTTTAAAGCGCGTTGCGGGGTACATTTCTCCGGCCATTTAAGCAGCGAGAAGCGCGGTATAAAATATTCACTACAATCAGGACACGGCCAAGCCCACTCAAACCGCGTACCTTCTTGCCATAGCTTCCAGATCGGTGACTGAACATCAGCCGGGTCTGCCGCTAGCCAATGCGTAAGCCCGGTAGTATCGTTTTTTTCTTCGTTCACGTTGCCTATTGTCGGCGTACTGAAAATACATGATTTGCCGTCTGGATAGGTCGCAATGCGTGCCTCAACAATGGAGACTGGATCGCCCTCGCCACCGACATCGTTAGGCATGCGGTCGCGCTCATCGACAATAACGAATCCGGCCTCTTGACTGGCTAACTCTGTTGCCGATCCGGCCCAGGCGAGTCTAAACGATACCCCGGAGATATTTTTATTCGTCTTAGTGCTGCGCTTTCCTTTTGCGAGCTTTCGCCAAAGGCTGTCGCAGGAGCGCACCATTTTGTTAAATCGTGGTTCAATAACCTTTTCAAGGTTGGATTTAGTCGGGCCTACAAAAAGAATTGGGACTGGGTCATCATCTAGCCTGCGCCCAACAGCATTTAGCATATTATCGGTCTTGGCCATTTGTGAGGCCATGACCCCAACCACTCTTTTATAGTGCGGTCCATCAATCGCCCGCACTATCGGAATCATGTAAGGCGTTCGCTCACTCCGCCATGGCCCCGGCTCCGCGCTCCCCGGTGGAAGTACGCGGTTTTGATTTGCCCACTGATCTGTTGTTCTTGCTGGCGGCGGACGCAATATTTCCGCCCCCGGAACCAACAGCGCCCAATAGCGCCAACTTATCCGCTGCCGCTGCCCGTATGCGTCTAGTCTCATCTAAAAGTTTGTGACGAATGATTGCGGCATCGGTAATACCGGAAATCTCACCAGCTAGACGCCCGCCAATACCGTCAAGTTGTGTGGCAATAAGCACCATAGCCTCGTTAAAGACCTGTTGGACCAATTCAACATCAACCAATTTACCCTCAAGCAATTCTGTTTCTATTTCAGCTTTTGATGCCTTTGCAGTTTCGAGCCTTTGGCGCGATTCAACATTATCCTGATTACGCTTACCGCGTAACTCATATTCACGATACGCTTGGATTGCGGCTATTAGGTCATATTTTGACTTGCTGCCTTGACTCAGAACCCCTGAGTTTGTCAGATTAATTACTTGCCGCGGAGTGATG